CTCGGGAGCGAGGTTACCCACCATGACGTCATCGATCGTGGCACCCTGCACCAGCCCGCTCAGGGCATCCCCGGTGTACTCGGCGTCGTCGGGGCCGAGCAGGATCCGCTGCTCCTTCAGCCCCCGGGGCACCGACTTGTCGGACCAGTCGAGCGGGTACGAGGACCCGGTCTTCAGGTAGCGGCGCCGGCCCGCCTCCATCTCGAACGCGATCTCGTACCTGTCCTTGAGCACCGGGGTCCCGATCTGCGGGCCTTCGCGGAACTCGTACTGTAGTGCGTACGGCTCGGGGCCCCACTCGGGATTCCGGCGGCCGGCGCGGAGCATGATGGACTCGTACTGGCCAGGGTCAGAAAACTGGGAGTGGAACATGATCTCGCGGTTCTCGGCGTCCTTGGCGAGGATCAGGCGTTTGTAGAGCTGTGACGGAACGCCGCCCTTCGTCGCCTCGGCCTCGTCGACCGCGGTCTGGGCCTTGGCCGTATTCTTCTTGGCGGACTGAAGGGCCCGCTCCGCGTCCTCGAATCGCACCGTCTTGCGGGCGATGTCCGAGGTGATCTCTGCGGCCTTGCCCGGGGCGATGGTACCAATGGCCCGAGGCGCGAGACCCAGGATCTTGCTGGGAATACTGCCGATCAGGACCGTGGGCGCGGCGAAGACGTCGGCCCCGGCCGAGGCGAGGGCGACCCCACCGAGAGCCAGATCGCCCCACCGTCCACGGTCCGGGATGGTCTTGTAGATGTCGTCGAGGGTCGCCGGGTCCCACCGGGACTCCAGGGCCTCCTGATAGGACATCATCGGGGCCATACCGGCCACGAGTTGCGGGAGCTGGCCCTGAACCAGGGACGCCTTCTCCTTGCCCACGGCCTTGTCACGCGCCGCCAGATCGTGCATCGCCGCAGCGGCCTCGTCGGCCCCGAGCTGGCCCAGGATGCCGGCCGCGGATTCAGCGGGTAGCGAGGCCAGAGTATTGGCGGCGCCCCAGACCTTCTGTCCCATCATCCACAGTGCGGCCTCGGTCGTGGTCCCGAATTCTTTCTGGATCCGGGGGTCTTCCAGTTTCACCTTGGGGAGGTACTTCGATTCCAGCTCAGCCCGTTTCTCTTCGGGCACGATCGCGAGCTTTACCTGGTTGTCGAGACGACTCACGATGTCGAGCATCGCCATCCCCATGGTCAGGTTCCGCGAGCCGGTGCTCAGGGCCTCGGCCGCGTTCTCGCCAACGTGGCGACTGAAATCGTCCCACCAGTGACGCACCTCGGAAAGCCCGGTCACGGCCTGATCCCCGATCCCGCGCATATAACCCACCAGGGCGTCGTAATCGTCCTCGTTCACGGGGGTGCCGTCCGCCGCCAACTGGTCGATGATCTTGCGAGCCTCGATGCGGGACTGGCGGTCGTCGCCGAACTGGGACCGGGCATACTTGTAGACCGAGTCGATCGCGGCCGCCGAGACAGGGGTCTGGTTGTCGGGAATCAGGTCATTGATGGTCTCGTCATCATACCCGCGCGCCAGGAGCAGGTCGCGCGTGTTGGCGTACTGCTGCTCCAGTGGGAGCACCGGGTCCGTGATGGGCCGCACCGGTACGTCGGGGCGGGGCGCGCCGGCGATCGTGGTATAGTCGCGCGCGCCGCGCATCACTATACCGGTAGTAATTTCGGCGCTGTCAGCCGAGGCCGGTGCCCCGAGGTTGGTGTAATCGCGGGTCATTACTGGGCCGCCTTACCCTTGAATTGTGCCAATGCTTCGTCCGCGAGGCGCTTGACCTCCTGCTGGTACCGGGCCATGTCGACACGCCCATCGGGCCGGGTTGCGGCCTTCATGGCGTCGTCGAGGATCGCCTTCGAGACCGCGTGCGCCTGCTGGACTCCGAGACCGGCCTCCTTCTGGAGCCGCACCGCGGTGCTGTTTGCCATGGCAGCGTCCTGGTTGGCCTGCGACGTGCGCAGCTGTTGCTGTTGCGCTCGGTACGCGTCCTCGGCCATTCCCCATATCCACTGCTGCTGCTCCTCATCGGTCATGTTGCGCACGCTCGGGAGCTTATCGATCCCACTGATTCCGATCCCCAGTTTGTACTTGTCCTGGAGCATCTTGTAGTTAGCCATGATCCCGTTGAACTCGCTCGGGTCCTTGAGTGCCGCCTCGTGCAGATACACGCGCAGGTCGCCCTCGCGACCACCCAGGACCTCCTGCGCGATCTTGCGCGAGAACTCCTCAGCAGTCGCGGATTCGGCCCGGGTCGCACGCACCATTTCGAGGTTCGCGGGATCGGCCTGCCACGCGTTGATCTCGTTCGCGAGCCGCAGGAACTCGTCGTTGGGCGTGATCTTGTCGGCGCTGGATTCGGGATTCTTGAACTCGACCATGCGCAGGGTGCGCGGATCGTGCAATGACCACCCGTTCTCGCCCGCCGCAATCAATGCGTCCAGTCCCGAGGATCCGCCATACTTCAGAATTGAGTCGGCCGTGCTCTGTTCCCAGCCCTGAGTTCCGTACGACTGCGCGAGCGTGTCCGTGAGTTCGTCGGGAGCGTTGTAACCCATGTTGATGAAGAAGCCCTGCAGGATCTTTTTCGCTTCATCAGGGGAGTGCGACTTACCCAGGGCCGTGGTAAACAGGTCGTTGCGTTTGGCCCAGGCTTCGTCGCGGCGTTCCATCACGCGCCGGGTCGTGGCGAACAGGGGCATCTTGATGCCGGTCGCGTAGAATCCGAGCACCTCGGGGCTAACCTTTTGCTCGCCCGTGACTGGGTCTACGAATGCCTCTGGATTCGTGTTGAACAGGGTCGCAACGCGCTGGCGCGACTTGTCGAGCTGATCGAGTGCGGTCTCGTACCGCTTGTTGAGTTCCTCGATGGCTTTGCGCTTTGTCGCGAGTTCGGCCTGGGTTGCGGCCTCGGCGCCACCGAGTGCCCCGATCCCGAACCCAGCCGCTGCCGGCGCCCCACCGATAGCGCCCGCGGCCCCGGTACCGAGCAACGCGAGCAACCCTCGGGGCGACATCAACTGGTCGAGCATCGAAGACGTGGGCGCGGCCTCGGTCTGCGCGAGCATCGATTCCAGTAACTGGGCGCGCGCGGTGTCGTCCATGATCGCGTTCGGGCCGCCGAGCATCTTACCCAGCATGTCCGGCTCCGATGCTTCGTCAACCTTGCTGCTGACCGAGGGCTGCGTGAGCCCCAAGTTTCCTAGACCCATGAACGTATTAGGCATTATTGGTTACCTTTGCTGATAAGAACCAAGACGACCCCAGTCCAATCCAGGAGGGCTGCTGCCGGCACCGCCAGCTCCGCCCCCACCACCGGTCAACCCCGGCAATGCGAATGCGGACGCGCCACCGGTGAACGGGATCCCGCCGAGTGCGATCGCGGTCTGAAATATCTTGCCCCAGTCTTGCGGCTGGGTCTGCGTGGTTTTGGGTTGTGCGAGTCTCGACTGGAGTCCACCCGCCATCACCGGATTCGCGGCGCCCGAGAGCATATCGAACAGAGTCCGGTTGGCGCCGATCTTGGCTTCGGCGCGTTGAAACGGGAGATTCAGTAGTGCCTGTCCGCCCTGCTGCTGCGACTGACTCAGCATGTCGGCGATCCGGCCGCTGATCTCGCGGCCCCCGAGGAGTCGACTGAGCGTGTCCATCGAGGATCCGGCCACTCCCCGGCCCGTGTTCTGTTCCGTGAGCTGCGCCATGAGTGGGCCCATGATCCGCTCGGCCTCGCGCTGTGCCATCTCGCCGGTGCGGCCGATCGTTTGGTTCACGAGCTGGTAGTCCTCGGCGCTCGGGCCCCCGACACCGCCCTGCGCGAGCTGCGACAGATCGCCCATCTGGCCCCCGAACCGCTGCGCGAGTTGCGCGAGCAACTGCATCATGGCGGCCTCTTGTCCACCGGCACCGGGGATCGTCGTTTCCTGCGTTGTCTTCTGCTGTCCCATTAGATACTCCTGTGTACGAGAATGTAATCGCCCGAGCGCGTAAACATGCCGAGCGCATCGGCGAGTCTGACCGCTGGATCGTTTTCTTGAGCGATGACGCCACGAACTGACCGCACGCCGCTGACCCGCAGTATCTTCTCCAGCATCGCGCCGAGCCGCGCCGCCACGATACCCGAGCCCGCCCAGTAGTCGACGTACGCGTTCGGGGCCTCGCCGAAGAACCAGATCGTGCCGTGCAACACGCCCGCTGCGTCGATCGCAATTAGCCAGTGCCCGCCGAGTGTCGCGGGATCGACTGGCATGAAGTAATCGAGTCCGTGTATGTACTCGCTGATCGCGACCCAGTCAGATACCGTTGCAAGCCGGTAATCCACTACTTCGATCCGTGGTAGAAGATGCTGGTTCTGGCCAACGCGATATCTCCCGAGGCACCGTGCGCGGTCAGGTCGAACGTGACGTCCTGATCCGTGGTCCACGTGACGGCGGGCGAACCAAAGTCAATTTCTTGGTTGACCGCTGCCGGCGTTCTGTCTTCCACTACGATTGTGAACGCGGTGTCGCTGTTTCCGCCAGTGTTGGCTCGCACCAGACACCGCACCGAGTAGTCCTTGGTAGTCGCGAGCGTGAGCGACTTGAGCGTGGTTGCCCCGATCTTGATCGCCAAAGTTCCGGTTGTGCCACCGCTGGCTGTTTGGATGATGGCGCAGATTTCGAGAACGTCTCCAGTCTTCAGACTATTCGCGCGCACCGTGTGTGAGTGTGTCGTGAACACTCCGGTCGTGGTACCGGACTTGGTCTCGCTGGTGAACGTGTGGTGCGAAGTGCCCACGGTGGGACCAACATCGCCCTCGTTCGCCATGGCGCGCAAACCGGTACTGCCGGTATGATTCACGCCGTCCGTGACCGCTCCACGACAGTTGTTGCCGACGACGTCACAGGTCGTGGTCGTGTTCGCGTTCACGCCGTATGCACCGGCCGCGGTACAATTGTTACCAGTGACCCACAGGTCGACGCTATTCGTGATGTCGATACCATCCGAGGTTGCGGCAGGCACCTGGCATCCGGCCACGCACCCACGGTTCGAGGCCACACGAATCCCGTCGGTCGTGGAGTTGGGGGCGAAGCAGTTCCTGACCTGGACATCCTTCAGCAAGGCTGCCGTGTTGCCAAGCTCGTACGGAAGTCCGGTACAACTAACCACGTGGTTGTTCGCGAGCGTGATGCGACTGTGTGCGTCTATGCCTGCGGCGCCGCTCCCGAGGATCCGCATCCCCTTTGCACCACCGGTCTGCACGCGGCTATTGGCGATTATGATATCCTGCAGCAGATGCGACGAACTGGGCGGCACCATACTGAGTGCGTCACCAGCGGCGTTCTTCGAGACCCAGTTGTCTACGATCAGGCCCGAGACATCATCCGCCACAATGTGACTGTCGCTGCCACCGTTGCAGTGCAGATTCGTGATGAGTGCGTCCGTGCAGCTCTGGCCGGCGACGCCCCCGTTCGTGAGGTACACGAAGTCGCCGGTGAACGCGGTCATGTAGACCTTGTTCATGCGGAATCGCGCAACGCGCTTGGCGGACACGCCGATGCAGCCCGCGCCCCCACCCGTACCATCGAGCATCAAATTCTCGATGCTGATGTCCGAGAGGCCCGAGGTACCAGTAGTCAAGAGTGGGCCGGTCGCGGCCGCAGTGATCTTGATCACCGAGGTCGGGCCGTACCCGAATATCTGCACGTTACTAGCGTCGATGCTGACGTTGTTGGCCGAGATCGTGGTGTAGGGCGGAATCAAAACCGCGCCGCCGCCCGTCGCTTCAACCGCAGATATGGCGGCATCGAGGGTCGCGTACTCGTCCGCGTTCACCACGTTCCAGAACTTACGCAGCCCCACGATCGAATAGAGCTGCTGCATGTCGATGTCGCCCTGGGCCGTCAAGGGCCAGGTGATATCCGACTGGGACACGCCCCCGGCGAACTTCGCCTCAAGGATGTCCATGACCGAGTTCCAGATCTCGGCCGTGAGGAAGTCTTTCTTCGCGAGCCGCGTGAGTCCAAGAATTGCCATTATGCTGCCGCCCCCGCGGCTTCGTAACCATCAGCGTCGAACTCGACCTCGAACCCGAGCAGGTTCAGGTTGTCATTGTCGACGATGTTAAAGTCCAGTGAGTAACCGCGCACATCCAGATCAATTTCTGATACTGAGAGCTCCTCGGACGAGTACACCTGGGCGTCCGGATCCACGTCGACGCGCATCTCGCTGTCAACGCTCAGGGCCGGAAAGCTCTCGCGCTGGTTGTGTGTTTCGGATCGATAACCCTCTTCGATGGAGGCATACCAGTTCGCCTGGTAGTTGAAATCGCCGCGTGGTAGATAGAAAAGGCGCAGTAGACGCCAGGTCTTCATCATGCCGATGAACTGGGAATCGAGACTGCGCCCGTTTAGCGCGGCCCATTCCCAGACTGTCTCGTACTGCGTGGTGCGATAGTCTAGTTTGCTGTTGTGGTCGTAGTACGCCACCTTGCCAGTGGACCCTCCCTGGAACACAACCTCGGTGATCGGCGTGGTAAGTTTGACGGACGCGAGCGCGACCGATTCGGTATCCCAGGGCCCGAGCCACTGCTGCGTCGCCGTGTTGTAGGCCATGACCTGTGTTCCCGCGATCGGGAGCGTTATGTACACTAAGCTGCGCGAGCGATGGTGCGCCATGCGTGTCTTGTCTTGGAGTTGCTGGTTCACGAGCAACGGGGACCGATTGCTCTGCTGCCACATGGACTGGATCACGGCGCTCGGGTACTGAGCTTGGATGTCGCCAAACTGGTCCGTGGCCTGGAGCGAATGGATCCCCTCGGGTCCCGCGAACCACAGATCGTTTCCGACCATGGCCACACTGTACGCGTTGACACAGCCAGCGGACTGCGAAATGTTGCTGAGGGCGTAGCTGAATACTCCGTTACCGGTCAGCCGCCACACACTGCTCGTGGTCCAGATGATCAACGATCCATAATAGTCGCCCCAGATCGCGGTGATCACGTCACTCTTTTTGGCCGGGATCGGTACCGCGACCGCATCCAGGAGCGTATCGAAAAGATCATCGTCCGGGGTCAGGTTGTCCGGATCGAGGTACACGTTGGGTTTGCGGTCACCACTGAGCAACAACATGAGCGGATTGTCACGATCCACTCCCGCGAGACGAAGTTGGTGCTCGGTCATCAGTACGAAGTTGGGGGCGTTGTCGAGCAATTCGGGGGCCGAGAGTCCGTCCCACTGCCACACCGATGCCTGGCGGCCGCCATCATTGTCGGACCAGATCAGGGTACGCTGGTACGTGGTGAAGAATACATTGGTGCGCTGTTTCTCCAGTAGCGGGCGCCAAGACTGCTCCATGCGGTCCAGATAGATGTAGTTGCCGGCGGCCACAAGAACCACGTGCTGGGTGGAGCCCGCCGCGGTCTGGTACACGAAGTCGGTGGTGGATACGATGGGTGTGGCGATGAACGGATCGTCATCAGTGTCATTGTACATCAGCATCGCGACGCGAGCATTGTATGACTCAAACGTAGGACTGGCTCCGGGAACGCGCACCGCAATCTCGAATAGGGCGCCGGCTGTGAGCGATACGTCCTTGATCAGGGAACTGGCGATCGTGTCCACGAGCAGATCATCGATATACACGAGCGTGTTCGCGCCGTCGTCGCACCGAATCTCGATCGTCTTCCAGGCGCCTTGACCCAGGAGTTCCGTGCCCTCAATGAGCGTGTACTGGTTATCGGAGGCGCGCTTGTAGTAGAGGCCATCGCTCCAGAGCACGAACTCTTTGCCGGTGCCAGCGGCGGCGATGGCCCGGATCGTGAGACTGTTTGGCGTGGTCGAGGCGGCCGTGTAGGCCGGCAGGTTCGTGCCCTGCACCGACAGTCTCAGACCCCACTTGGTTGAGCTGGACGTGCCCGGGTAGTAGTAGGTCAATGTCTCGGACCCGGCCGACACGGGCACGTTGAATTGGAGGTAGCTCTTGTCCAGGTTCGTGGTGATCAGACCCGCGCTCGTGTCGACCGCGATCAACGATCCCACGCTCGCGAGCAGATCCACGATCGCGGTAATGGTACTGCCCGTGGCCGAAGCATCGGGCTGCATCAGGGTCTGGCCCCATTGTGTGAGCGCGGGACGCTTTTGCATCAGCCCATCCGTGTCCGAGACTACGTTCTTGGCGCGCCATAGAGCGGTCTCTGGAATGTCTTGCTGATGGCCCGCAATCATCAGACCCAGCTTTGACGGCATACCGCGTATGACGTATCTGCCACGCTTCGCGCCCATTACGGCAATATCTCCTCGGCCCTATCCCAGAACTCGCCCCAGTCGATCTTGACAGAGGCGCCCGCACGCCGGAACGATGTCCGGATCCCATTCTCTGGGCGCAGGCTGATCGTGTTCGCGGTCGGCCCAAGGTGACTTTGCTGCATGTTGTAGTTGCGCATCATGCGCTCCAGCACCCGCGCAACCTTGGCGTCGTCCGCTTCCAGGTCCCCGTTCGCGATCTCTAGGATCGCATCGATCAGCAGGTGAATCGCCGATTCTGGGTACAGAATCTTGTCGTTGTTGGACGTGATGTCTGGGTGCAGACGCTGGTAGTCGTACTGCACCAGGCGTTGCGAGCGCGGGTATGGAAAGAAGTGCACGAGCTGATTAGTCTCGCCGTCGTTCAGCCCATACACCGTGAAGATTCGTGGATCATCCAACACCAGTCCCGACTGCTGACGCACGGACAACGCAAATTCGCGCGGCTCCTTGGGCGAGATCGTGAGCGGACTGAACGCGTTCTGAGCCTTGTCCGAGAACCGGTCGAAGTCATCCGGGAGCGCATATTGCTCCATCGCGATCGTGAACGTGGTCTGATCCGCAGGAACCACGCTCTCGTCTACCCAGATTCTGTGCAACTGGATCTGCCCGGGAGCCGGGACCGCGATGATTGTGTAAATGTAGTTGCTGCCACTGAACTGGATCGCGCGACCGATGTACGTGTCCGTGAACGTGATGTTGTCCACGGTCACCAAATCGCTGTCGTGGATCCCGGTCACATACTGTTCCGTGCCCGCGGTCAAGTCGCTGGTCTCAGAGGCCACGAACATGATCGAGCCCGCCTTGCGCAGCATCGGCCAGTCACTGTAGGTGCCCATGACCTTGAGCGCCCGGTTCTCGATCGCGAGCAACTTACGGTGCCGCGAGGTGAGACTCGGATTCTCGATGCTGTCGATCTGGGGCCAGCCGAGCCGGTCCAGGATCTCGTTGGTGAAGTCCTTGGCGACGCGCACTTACTGCACTCTCACGGCAACAGCCCAAATACGATTGGTTGCACTAGCTCCACCAATCGCTGCAACTGTAAATCGGATGCCACCCCACAAAACAACCCCAGCGTTCCCCGATAGTGTTACTGGAGTACCGCCAACAGTCTGGTAAACTCCGACTCCTCCAATGAAGTCAATCAAACTCCAATCGGCAGTTGCAGCATTGCCACCAATAAATGCTAGATCCTCGGTCGCATCTGCTTCGCCGGCTGTACCATCTGGCAATAAATAACTCGCCGAAATAGTTCCAGCTGAAACTGCGTTTGCATTTATGAAGAGAGAGACGGCCCAGAGTCCGGCCGGTAGTACCAAATCGTAAGTAGTGTTGGTAATTGCTCCGGTCACAAGATCGCCATACACTAGTTCGCCTTCGCGAGTATACCTGGTTGAAAGGCCCATTAATCTACCACCACTAGAAGAACGTCCACCGACGCCGAGGCCGATGGGTTCCTGAGTTTGAGGGTTGTGAAGTCGCCGTCGAGCAGCGCGAGCCGTTCGCAGGCCGGAAAGTATTGGTCGGTGGCGCCGTCGCTCACGGACACCTCGATGTTGTCTGTTGCTTCAAGAATCAAAAAGTCCGCGCGCTCGATGCTGCTGATCACGGGCGTGGTCGTGCTCGGGGCGATCGTTAAGCGGCGACTCGTGTACTCGCGCCACTTTCGGCCCTCATAGTCGCGGCGCTGTTCGTGGTGCGTGATGCGGTTGCGCTTGGTGCGCAAAATCGCATTGATCTCCGCGAGCAGCACCGGGGCGAAAATCGGGGCCACGTCCAGGAACGGGGTCGTAGCAGGATCGATGTCCTCATCCACAACCACCGAGATCGTCATGCTGGCGCTGTTGTTTGTCGGATCCGTGTCCGTGAATGGGTCGCCGCTGGTGAAAACAATAGTCACCACGATGTCGGTTCCGACCGCCGCGTCAACGGTGCACGTAATCGCCAGTGTTTGCGGGGACGCACTCGCGAGCGAACCGATGGTCCACACGCCCGTGCCCGGGACGTACGTGCCAGCGCTCGCGACGTGACTGACGTAGGTCAGGCCGGTCGGGATTGTGGCCTGATACAGCACACTCGTAGCGGCGGTGCCGGTGTTGAGTGCCGTCGCTGTAACCGTGATCGTATCGCCGGTGTCAGGCGCGGTGTTGTCGGCGACGATCGCGGCCGAGTAGTCGGTCGACGAGGCCGGGAGCGCGCCCGGAACCGTGCCCCCGAGTCCCGCGGTCTGAAAGAGACGCGGGCGCAGGTCCTTGAGGATTGTGAGCGTGACCCCGTTACCCAGTGCGTCCCAGGCATAGGTGCTTCCGGGCGCATTAAAGATCGTGGACTCGGCCTGTGAGAACGCGACCTGGTCCGTGGACTTGGGATCGGTGCCGCCATCCCAGGATCCGCCGTACCACCCCACTACACCCAGGTCCGTGATTAGGACACTCGCGCCGCCTAGCAGCACGTTGTTGCCGAGCGTGCCACTGAAGGGCATGGCCCCGGACCCGGTGTCCGTGATCAATCCCACGTTCGCCGCGCCGCTCGTGGTCTCCTGGTACACCAGGTTGCTGTGGACGTTGACCGTGCCGGCGTTGGTGCCCGTGGCGTTGTACGCGTAGGGGTACGCGAACACCTGGGCTCCGATGGACTGGTAGATCGTGTTGAACGTGGCCGCGAACGTTCCGCCCGTGCCGGACGACAGGGTCTGTGACAGTATCACGCTGGATCCGGACGTTGTCACGTTGTTGAAGAACACGCACCCTGTGACCGTTTTCGAGAGCGTGGCGCCCACGTTGTGCAGCGTGTTGCTCAGATTTTGGACATAGCAGTCCTCAATCTGCAGCACCTCGGTGCCGGGGGGCGGGCTCGTAATCACACTGAACAGTTGGCGCGTACCGGCCGAGTTCGTGACACCGGTGCCCCCCACTATGAACCCGCAGCCCTCGAACCGTACCGGTCCCGATGTTGAGCCCGCGTTCTGGTAGCGCCCGATCGTGTACACCCCAGCGTCCGCGGTCTGGGATGACATGTCGAAGAGGCAGTTGCGAACGATCGCGTACCCGGCACCGGCCTGGATGTTGAATAGGCGGTGGGTACCGGCCCCGGACGGGGCGATGGTAACCTTGGCAGGTGTCGCACTGGAGTCGCTGACCCCGCGGATCAGGTACCCAAAATCGGAGAACGAGGTCCCGAGACCGGTGGTGAGGTTGGTCTCGGCGGTGGGCCAGGCATGGGTACCATCGGCAACAACGTTCAGGATCGAGCCCGTGACGGCGGCGTCCGATACCATTTTGCCGAGGATGCTCGCGAGCGTGGCTCGGGCGTTCGCGAAGGACAGTCCGTCGTTCGCGTCGTTGCCGCCGCTAGTCTTGACCCAGTACGTTGCCATTATCCCCGCAGTTTGATCTTCGGTACCACCGGACGACCGCGACTCGGCGGCAGTTCCTTCGGCATCTTGGTGATGTGGCGCTTGACCTCGTCGAGTTCGTCCTCGGCGCTTCGGAGACGCCCCTTGAGCCCTTCCTTGATCTTCTTGCTGGTTCGGTTACTTAGAGCCATGCTTCCTCTTCTTGCGCGACATGCCGGCCTCACTCATGGCGATGGCCACGGCCTGTTTGGGGTTAGTGACTTTCGGGCCGTGCTTCGATCCCGAGTGCAGGGTCCCCGACCGGAACTCTCCCATCACCTTCGCGATCTTGTGATTCCCGCGCGACTTTTTCGACATTGAGTCTCTCCTGTGTTTTCTTGAATCCCGGGGCGTCCGCCGGCAGTTCGTACACGATCCCGGTCTGCGCATCCAAGTGGCCGCACAGCACCGCGCCGTGCACCACCGTGTGGTATCCGGCCTCTTGCATCAGCCGGTAGAAGCGGATGTCGTGGCCCCAGAAAATCCCGCGCTTCGAGATCCCGCGCGCCTTGTCCTCGTACGCCACGAGCATCTTCTCGTCGGCCCAGATCGGGAGCTCGGTGCCACCGTTGTCGACCGCGAGTTTGGCGATGATGTCCTCAATCGCCGAGATGCGTGCCATGATGAAACCCGCGCCCGCGGCGAAGACCTCCTCGGGGTGCGCACTCGGGCCGCACTCAAAGTCCCAAGTTGCGCCGTCGCCATGGGCGGCGTATACGACCGGCTCGGGTGGGCTAAAGCGTGTGGTGCACACCGAGGCCGCGATGCCAACCGTGGGGTTGCGTTCCATGAAGTTGTAGAGCCGGTACACGCCGTCCGGGGGCGGTATGACGTCGTCATCCCAGTACACGATGTACTTCGCGCCCATCCGGATCGCGCGCTTGGTCATTATCTGGCGTGCTTCGGACGAGAGCCGGCCCGATTCGACAATGAACGTGGTGGTCACGTTCAGCGGCATCTGGAGGTTGTGGTACGCGAACATGAACTGGATCGGTACCATGTTGGGGGTGGTAAAGGCCGGGACGTCCATCCATTCGGCGCCGCACCCGCCATTGACTTTGTCGCACAGGAAGTGGCTGTTGAGCCGCTTCGAGCCGACCGGAATGGCGAACACGATCTTGGGCGCGTTCGAGAGTTTGATCTCGGGGGCACGATCGAAGACCATCTTCGGTTCGCCGTCCACCGTGTAGTGATTGAGTCGTACCATGTTCGTCTGCTGCTGATTCATAGTGTGTGTGTGGGACCCGGTGCCCGCCGGCCGAAGCGTACTCTTTGCCTCAGCCGGCGGGTGTACCCGGGGTTTGGTTAGAAGTGGGTAACCGACCGAACCGACATCGTCAGCGGCGGCTGCGAAACGTGACCGAACAGGTTGAGAACACCCGCACGAACCACGCCCGTTGCCGAAGCCAGGGTCAACGTCGCGATGATCATCGAGTCCGCCACAAAGTTCTGCGACGCTGATTTCACCGTGAGGTTACCCAGATTGGTCGTCAACGCGGTCGTAGCCACGAGGGCCGTAGCGTTGTTGACGGTTCCAACCGCGAGAGTCGGCGTGCCGGAAATCGCCGATGCACGAAACGTGGCGTTGGTGATCCGGTATCTAGCACCAGGCGGAAGATCCGTCTTGTACTTGAGCGTGATCGCACCAGTTCCGTTCAACGTGACCGCCAGCAATTGCGCCGCGCCACTTACGGGCCCATCGATTTCGACGGAGACTCCCCCGTCCATCGTTCGGCTCTTGAATCGAGTCAAGGCCATGAGTGTTACCTCCTAACCCTGCCCGCCGACCCAGCCGCGCCAGTCGGCAACGCCATGGGACATGCGGAAGAGCATCTTGACCTTGAGGTTGAGCGTCTCGGGATCCACGTAGCTGTCGCTAAACGGCTCCTTACGCCAGTAGTACATCAAGCGATGCTGATCGGGCGAGCACGAGACGAACCAGTTCTCGGGGTTCGTCAGGTACCGGATCACAAGCGGGTCCAGGCCGACCATCGTCAGCGCGTTCGCCGCATTGTTCGCCGTGTCCGACCGAAGCTGCGAACGCAGCAACTCGTGGGTGAGCCACTTGAGCTGCGTCGGCACGATCAGGTTCTTCGGCTCCATGCCGATCAAGAGACCACGATCGTTCTTCATCTGCTCGAAGACGTTCAGCGCCGATTCGAGCGTGCCCTGAGCCAGGTCGCCCGAAACCAGGTTGCTGAACGTGCCACCACTGGGGAACGCCAGAGGGTGCGACGCGCTGAAAAACGCGACGCCATCCATGCCGGTCACCGAGGTCGTGAAACCGCTATTGAGATCGTCGTAGGCCGAGATCTCGATGCTCCGGCGCGCGGACTCCGCGAGCTCGGGCGTGACCTGATTGATGACACCATCGAGGTCATCCTCTGCGGCCTCCCACGTCACCATGTACCCGTTGGCAAAGGTGTCATGGGCGTACCGCTTCGAATAACCCTCGGTGAACTTGTCATAGTCAACCGGAGACCCTTCGTCCTTTTTCTTGAACAACCCGAGACCCACCAGGCTCAGGATCTCTTCGTACGCGCGTTCGGAATCGCGAACGTTGAAGACCCGCTGGTACGTCATCTCGGGAGCACGCTGGGGCTCGAAGAGAATCTCGTCGATATACGGAATTCTGGCCGCGTAGAGCTTCTGAAGATTTCCGCGGAATACCAGACTGTTTGCACTAGCCATTGTGTGTCACCCTCCTTAGACGGCCTTCGCCGACGTACCATAGAGATGATACTCAGGGCGAATGCGGACGATGACACGAGCGAACGACTGGGACGAGATGTTGCCAACCTCGCCGGCGAACCGAACGGCCTGGAAGGGCCGAATGTTGGTTCCGGTGAAGGCGGCGAGACTCGAACCGGTACTCGCATCGATCTTGGCTTGCGACTGATTTAGGACGGAGCGAGACGTCATGGCGATCCCGACGAAGTTGCGACCAATGAGGCCGTTGACGCCCGTGACGGAGCCGTCATCGAGCATCACTTCGTATTCCGTGTTCGGGTCCTCACTGATGACGATCGTGCGATCCACTTGCGTGGTACCGACGGCCGTCATAATGGAGCCGAGCAAGGGTCGGGCACCAAGGGGCGTGGTTGCGGTACCATCATACAGACCAACGAGACCGTCGGTCCGCTGATAGGCAATCGCGCCCTCGGGGAACGAGATTGACGCCGATGCCGTTCGGGTCGCGACAATCGGAAAATCGCCGTTGCGATTTCGGATTGCCCTGAACCCGTACGGGGCGTTCGGATTGAGACTAGCCATAGTTACTTAGAATCCTTTACTGATTGTGCTGGCGGATCTTTGCGGCGAGCGCTTTGTCGAGCGCGCCTCCGCGGCCGAAGGTCGGATTGTTGTCCACCTGTCGACCCCCACCAATGGTTTTGACACCAGGAAGAATCACGTCTCCCTCTGGAACACGGAGATTCTCAACGCGGGCCTGCGACTCTGCCGCCGATGCCATTTGCCGCTGGTCGAACCAGTCGGCGCGGATACGGCACAGGATCGTGTCGGCCCTGCGCACAAGGTTGTCGATTCGGTCCGGTCCCACCATGCGGCGCGGCGCGTCCGGGATGTAGGGCTGAAGGAGTTCTCCGCTTTCGCCGGTCCACTTATCGCCGTACTCCATCGGAATCCACCCCCGCCACCCAATCCCGCTGCCGTTGCGCAGGTGTTCGTTCTTCCAACCGAGCTGCCACCCCTCCGGAGCTTCGTCGTCCGGCGGGAGTCGCTTCTCGATCTTGAACGGTTCACTGACCGTGAACGGATCGTACGTTACCTTGCCAGTCGGTTTAACTTCGCTGCTCATTGCTTACTCCTTTGAACCATATAGGTGCTGGTGATACTCTTGTCCACGCTTCAGAATGCGCTCCTTGCGCGTCTTGGGATCAGCCGTCGACCGTTTAAGGGCCGGGGCCAACCGCTTTGCGATCGCCTCGTACTCCGCCTCGGACGCAATGACGCTCTCCCCCGACTCTTGACGAGCCACGGGTTTTCCGCCACGCACCGACGCGGGAGGGGTCGCTCCGCGCGAGCGATTGGTCTGTCGCGGGGTGACACCGAGCTCACCCGCTACATCGTCCGCGAGATTCAGTATGATTCGCGGGTTATACTTCCTGTGGTTCTCGTCAAGGGCCACGAGGCGCCGGTTGACCTCCTTGTACATCTCGGAAACTCGATTCCCGAGCTGTGGGTATCGGTCAACGGCGATCTGGTTCGACTTGGTTCGTTCGGCCTTATACTTCTCGGCCTCGCTGACCTGTGTGACCTTTTTCGTGATCGCCTCGCTAATGCGTCGATCCTCGAAGTACGACTCGAAAGCCGTCTTCTGATCGTCCGGCACCTGCCCCCGCATTCCACGCAACTCGTCGAGCGAGAGGTCGTCGAACGTCTGTGCAGGCTTTTTGCCGACAGCGGCGGTTACGCCACCCAGCATCGTCTTGATGAGATCTCCCAGTTGTTCCAGCTGGGTCTGCGTTCTTCGTTCTGATTCACTGAGCTTACGAAGCACTTCTCGCCGAACGTTTTCGACCGGTCGCGCGGGCGTATCGCCATCAGCACCATCTGTGTCGGTGGCGTCGTCACCTACCTGCGTGTCCAGGTCGTCGGCACCGTCACTGATCGCATCCGCTTTCGCGCTGGCGTCCGTGACGTCATCGGTGGAGTCGCTGGGCGATACGTCTCCGCTTGCTATTACGCCCTCAAGTTCCTTTTCGAGTGACATTGATTCCTTTACGCCGGACTAGCGAGACCCGGCTTTCTTACGCTGTTTGGGTTTATGACCGTACGAGGCTTCCTCCAGACGACGATACATCTCGGGCGTATTACCGCCGATCTGCAACGTGTCTGGGCTGACCTTGCGTACATTGTATGGCGTGCCCTTGTTGATCAGGCTGCCAATCGTTTTGAGACTCTTCACCTTGCGGCGGATAATCTCTTTCTTCGTGAATGCCACGTTACACCTTCCTGCGGCGCGGCTTCTTGGATGCGCTGCGCTCGGCTGTGCCGGTGTTCGCGAGACGTTTCTGCATCTCGCGTTGCGCGGGTAACGCTACGGTGGCATTGCCGGTCGCACCAAGCACGTTTAGTGCTTTCTCGCTCAGCTGCGCCACACCCGACGGTTTCTTGTTATATCGGATGCTGCCGATCACAGCGGTCGTCAGATTCTTGACGGCCCGTTTCATTCTAGCCTGGTTTGCCATTTGACTCCTTGTCGAGTTCTTTCTCGATGAGTTCAACTGCCGCACCCAGCCCATCGAGATATCCCTTGTTGTACCTCAACTCGTCAAGCGAGTCTGTGCGGATTTTACCGAGAACAGTTCCTTGTAGCCGCTCATGCTCCGCTACGAGTTTCCCGTAGATTCCAACTATGTTGATCACTATGCGACACCACCCTCAAGTTGGCTGAGCTCGCCACCAGCGGCCGCGACGTTGTTCGATTGGCCGCCGCCCATTCCACTCTGCATGGCTCCCGCGGCCTGCTTGGCCACCAATTGTCGCGCGTGCTTATTCATGTGCGACGAAAGGAACGCAACCTGCCACGGCTGGAACGATTCGAACACCGAACTGTTCACGAGCCGGCGCAGTACCTGCAGGTGGCCCGCGTCGTCGTCAGTGGGTAGGATGTCCATGTCCTGTCCCGCGAGCATCAGTTCGATCTCGGACTCCTGGGACATTGGCGCGTGGCTGCCCGGGGACTGCGGTACGCCCGGATCCAGCTTGTCGATGTTGACGCCCTCGCTATTGTGGCGTAGGAAGTCGAGTATCAGTTCGCGGCGCGCGGCAGGATTCGCAAGGTACGCGGGATCGCCCGCGAGCATCTGGAACCGCTGGATCGCGATCGTGCGACGCACCTCTTGGTTCGTGTTGGTACTGTTGCCGCGGAAGATGTATTCGAATTTGCCCTCCATGTCGGAGCGCGTGATCTTCTGCGGCTTTTCGGAGCCGGTGACCCAGAACCATTCCTCGTCGGGGCCAAAGTGGTGGCAGAGACTATGCACCTGGTACACGAGCTCCTTCCAACCACTCTGTTGCGCCTCCATGATGAACGAGTCGATTTTGGCGCTACCCTCGCTCAGGAGCGCAAGGGTACCACGCGCGGTGCGCGGGGCGTTACGGACCTGGGTTGAGCCGGCGGACTGCGGCGACATTGTGAGTCGGTCCGCAAACAGGAGCAATGAGTCTACGGACTGCAGGTTCGCGAGTGGCTGTTGCGGAAACGTGGGGAAGAAAATCCCCTTGGCGTTCGCCACCGGCACGCCCATTCCGGGGCGCACACCGTTTTGAAGACTCGCATTGTCCCCGAACGCAATGGGTTCGTAAAAGAAGAACGGATTGTTGATGATCTCCTGGGCCTCGTGCACCTGGTTCAGGGTGACGTCGCATTCCTCGTTGATGGGTAGGAGCCATTGCGCGATCGGGATCGTGTACCAGCGATTGTCGATCTGCACGCCATGCAGCGTCGGAAACGGACGATGCCCGTGCGGGAACACCGATTCGAGATAGTCGGTACGCACGATGGTTTCGGTGTAGGCCGGGATCTGGTAGATGACCTCCTCGACCTCACCATCCTCGTCCGCGTCATCGAGCGCATACACCTCGAAAATCAGAACCTTGTTGTCGACGAATGGCTCGAAGGTTCCGTTCGGCCTCTGGTACACACGCGAAAGATTCGAGTCGTGCTCGCCCACCTGAAGATCGCGCTGGTTCTTGAGTTCGGTATTCTCCTCGTGCTCCTCCATCTTCTCGGAGCGTCCCTGGGCACGCAGTCCATTCATGTCGGCCTCGGACAGGTTCCACTCGCCCGAGTCGACCTTCTCTTGGATCTGGTGCAGTGTGAGCCAGTACTGGCGCCCCACGCGCTCCGCGGTTTGTGGATCCATTGCGCGATACGGCAGGATGATGTCCTCGGGCTCGATGTTCTCAAACACGACCCCGTCGCGCACCACAACGGTGCGGTGGACACACAGCTCCACCTCGTCGACACGTTTGGTGTCGTAGAAGTAGACTTTGACATCCCTGTACTTGACGCGATCCTCAATAAAGTTCACGGTCGCGACCAGGCCCTCGAAGCCCTCGAACTCGGTCTCTAGCGGAATGTCGGAGCCGTCCAACGAAATCGACGTGACGCTCACTGCCTTACCGAACTGTTGCTGCAGAAGTTCGATTGGCAGTTTCAGTCGCTCGGCCAGTACCTCTGTGTCGAGCATGTCGGTCTCACCCACAAGCCAGTATTTCTTCTGAAAACTGGTCTGGATACCCTTGCGCGTCTCGTACGAGTAGTACGGCATCAACACCGAAGGTCCATCCAACAACATTCCGCGCACCCAGCGCTGGATGTGGCGGTAACTGTCGGGGATGCTCACGGCGAACTTCCAGTTGAGGTACGCCTCATTCTTCCGGGTTTTTTCGGGATCGACGTCCTTCATGGGTCGGGACACGTTCACGAACGGGTCCGCACCGTACATGGCGTTCATTACCTTGAGCGTCATGCCCTCGACCTTCTCGGTAATCACCGGCAGGTGCATGTTGACCTGGCCCGGGTAACGAAGGTCGCGATCGATGTCCCCGTAGTAGTACTGGCGAATCTTCTCCAGCATCGCCATGTGCGGTTTGCGATCGCGCAAATCGCCATCGATCAGCTCCAGAAGCTGCCGGCCGCGATCCTTGGCGAACTTCTCCGTTATCTGGATTGCACGCGCCACTAGTCGGTCACCACGTACTCAATGCGTGCCTCTTGCGCGCCCGTGTTACGCACCCACAGGTGCGAGAAAGAAGCGGTCATCATCAGGACTCCGTTTGCCGAGAGCGTCCACTTGTTGGCGGGTGTCACGCCCAATCCAACCAGAATCTCTTTGTCGGTCTCCAACATGATGCGCGCCCCAACCGCGACACCACCCAGATTCACCTGCTGCGAGGTCGACATGTTGGTCGAAAGTACAGCGCGCTCGGTCGTATGCTCCGTGTAGTCGGTGTCCTCGCTCACGTACGACTGGTCGTAGAGAGTAGTGCCGTTGCGCGTGAGGCGCACACGAACGAAGTCCTTGCCCTTGAGGCTATCTGCCATCGCGTCTCCAGAAGGCGGTCGATTCGACCGTCCGTGATTGAATCTGCTGCTTCATCGTGTGCTTCAACATCCGGAACGTAAGTCCGGACTGGAACCCGTATCTGATCAGATCGATGAAGTCGTCGTTTACTTTGCGCACTTCTTGCTTCTCACCCTTGACATCGCGTTGCTTACCCGAGGCCCAATCATCCCACACGAAGCGCAGGAAGTTCATCTTCACGTGCTGGCACGTGTTGACGACGACCAGTTGGGGCTTGCTCCATTCGTACGGGAGACGCAGCGCCTCGTGAATCGCATCGAATCCGGCGTCCGCGTTCCGCTTGTTCGCGAGAATGTGTGGCAACTTGTTGTCGATGAACCGTGACCAGATCGACTCTCCCGTGGTGCGGTCCGTTTCGCGCGAGGACCAGTCGATGAGTCGTGTAACCACGTTCTCGCTTTCGTCAGTCTGGACGAATGTGGGTTTGTCCTGGTGGTCCCGTCCCGTTTCCTTCCACTTCTCGGCGCGCTTGATTGCGTCGGATACCGTGTCCACTGTCTTCAACGACTCGTCAAACATGTCGCGGTAGACGATGAACTGGTTGTCGGGGCTGATCGCGATCCAAAGTACCGCGACCGGTTTACGCTTGTGCGGATCGCAGAGTTCCACACGCGGCCAGTGCGCCGGGATGTCGAAGGGCGGAACCCAGAACGGTGGTTCGGGCTTCCACTCCTTGAACACGCGGCCGGTCAGGTGCAGCCATTCGCGCCCGACACGCGCGGCGCGCTGATCGTCGCGCAAACCCGCGATGAAGGACTCGATGGCCTTGCGCGGGAGTACGCCCCCGTTGTCGACACAATTGTCCCAGATCGAGAACTCGAATACGCGCACCGCGCCGCCTAGATCGTTCGCGCGCGACTCGATCACGTCCGCGATCCAGGGCTGGGATAGTGGCGTAAGCGTGAGCCAATAGTGCCCGCCGTGATCCACGAGACCACGCGTCAGGGCCGCGTACTTGTTGTAGCCAATCGGTTCGTCGCCCCAAAACCAGTGCCCACTGGTCCCCTCGAAGACGTCGTCCTCCTGGTCGTCCGACATGAAGTAGATGACGCTTCCGTTGTTCCAGATAATTTCGACCGGGATCCCGCGCGTATCGAACTTGGTCTTGTACCACCCGAGCGGCGCCCATTCGCGAAATTTCGGGTAGATGTTCTGTTTGATCGCCTGGTTGTAGTTCTGCGCGATCACGCGCCCAATGTTCGGGACCGGAATCGGCCGACCATCCGAGAGTCGCACTATCCGGTTCGGGTCGTCCTTCGGGAGCCAGGGGCGCTCGCCGAGCGAGTACGCGATCGCTTCGCAGACCCCGGACACGGACTTACCCGAGCGGTTGTCACCCAGCACCAGTCGCTCATTCACGGCCGGGCCCGCCTGATGAAACGCCGCCTGAACCCCGCGTGGCCCGAGTTCGGACTTCGTCCGGGGCCGGTAGAAACAAATCTTCTGGGTCCGGTACGCTGCCTCCAACGCGACGAGGTCGCGGTACAGGTCGCGCAGGTCCGCGATCAACTTGATGTCTTGGTCAAGCCTGGTTACGGAAGTCGAGTCGTCCATTGTCCTCTGTTGGCGCATCCGCCTGTTCGACCTCAACCAGTGCATCGAGCCGCGTAGCAAGATCCGGATTGTCTTCGCGGAAATCAACCTTGAGCACCGAGATGTTGGTGACGCGGTGCTTGATCGCGGTGATAAGCTGCTCGATGCTCTCGGGCATCAGCAACTTGCCGGTCTGATTGTCCTCGGCAATCGCGCGGCTATAGTCCCGCAGTACCCGCAACTTGTCGGTGAAGATCCCGGCCGCGATCGCCTTTTGCGAGAGCGAGGGGCCGTAGTGCGTGTAACCCACGAGTTCGCCCTTCGAGTTGTGGATCGGGATCCGGCCCGATTCTAGGTCCTCTGGGGTGAGCGAATCGAGCACCTGTTCGGTCGACTCGTAGAACCGCTCCGTGAGCGTGTCCGCCATTGCCTGTTTCTGGCCCTCGATCACCTTTGGGTCCTTGGTACTCTCGATCGCCTTGATCACGTTGTACACGGTCGTGGGCGTCACGCCCATAGCGCGCGCCGTGGCCGACTTGTTTCCCAGCGCGAGGTACGACTGGTAAATCGCTTCTCGTTCGGGTGTCGTGAGTCCGTGCCCGCGACCTTTGTGCTTACCGCGCGTGAGGTCCGGGGTACCGGCCGGTTTCGGTTTCTTGATGCCCTTGGGCACGTTACCTGCCTCCATCAATTGGAAACACTGGAATGATGTAGGGATTCTTGATGTCCGCGCGCTTCTGTCCCAGTGTTTCATACACGGGCGGGCGTAGGATGCGCTTGATCCACACTTCGACAGTGAGCGTATTCAGGTCATCAATCACTTTGGGATCGGTCGCGATGAGCAGTTGCTTCTCGCGCCAGAATGTGAACGCCTCGATCGTCTCCTTCTCAAAGTCTGCGCCAAGATCCATGCTCATGTGTAGTCCTATCCCGAGACGCCGATTTCGCCCTCGGCTGTAAGCGTGAGAGCGGTCGCCGTACCGGCGCCGCCAACCAAAAAGTCTGCCGAGTCGAGGCGCAGCGCGCCGTACCAGTCGATCGCCGAATTGGGCGGGACGGGTGTACCCGTGCCGACTACTTCCGTGCCGGCCCCATTGGCAGCGGATGTGCCGAGCCACAGCGAGAACGTCGCGGCCGTGGCCGTCTTGTTCGTGATCCGAATGTGGCGCAGGATCACGTACTGCGGGGACGATCCCCCATTCACTCCCCCACTCGCCGTGGGTGGATTAAGGATGTTGGTCGTGAGCGTGGTCGTGAGCGCAATCGGTCCGAGTCTGAAAAGTTTGTTGGCTGCCATGTGTATTCCTAGAAAAACGTGTAGACCCGAATCTCGCCGCGTCCGCCCGCGCCCCCTGGCCCACCACTACCTGGATCGTCGCCCGATCCGCCGCCGCCTCCGCCACCACCAACTGCTCCTCCGTTACCCGCAATACCGCCGCTTCCTCCGCCACCAGTTTCGGCTGCGCCACTACCTCCTCCACCTTGACCCGATTTGGCACTGGTTCCATCAGCGCCGTTGCCGCCGTCCGTCCCACTTACCCCGCTCGCACCCGCGGCTCCGCCCCCACCAGCCGTGTACGCGTTCGAGTCTCCTCCCGCCGTGGGTTCGAATGGTACCGAGTTGTTACTATTGCCACCGTGCCCGCCTCCACCACCTCCGTACATCGCGCTGCCACCGATACCGATTTGGGAAACGCCGTTGTGGCCACCACCCCCGCCACCGCCGTACTCGGCCAGGCCGCCACTACTGGCACTCGCGCTGCCCGAGGCCCCGGCTCCACCCACCACTGTGGTTCCGCCCGCTCCCGGTGTACCACCAACCCCCAGGGCCGTAGTCCCCAGGGCCCCGTTGCCGAAGGTACCGCCGCCCCCTCCGCCTCCACCGGCCTCGACCGCCACGCGCCCGCGTCTTCCGCCACCGCCAGAGCCCGCGCGCACACGGATCGTTGTCCCAAAGGTCGAGGTGCCCCCGGTTCCCCCGTCCGTGCCATCTCCGCCCACTCCCCCGGATCCGGCCGCGCCCGCGGCGCCCACCACAAAGGATTCGGTGGCTCCGAGATCGTCTGGGGTAAACACTTTAGCCGAGTACGCTCCGCCTCCGCCGCCCGATCCTCCCATGTGGGTAGTGCCCGTGGCCGCAGATCCGCCACCACCACCGCCTCCCCCACCCACGCACACAACGTAGATCCACTTTGCGCCCGGGAGTTTCACCCAGGTACCCGCGCCCGGGGTCGAATAGGTCTGAACGTAAACCGGTGTGCGCGCCGCGATCAGGGACGTTGGGAGCTCGTCCGCGTACGGGACCTCGTCCGATGACATGAACGCGCCCGAGGGTACGCTGGGCGCGGTGTCCCCATCTACGCCCACAGACAGGAGCGCGAGGTTCGCTGCCGAGAGCGAGATCCGGTAGAGCTGGGCCGCGATCGTGGGATCCCGGCGCAGCGACGTCGGCGAGGGTACGCCCGTAACCACATCGAGCGCGTCCGCGATCGACGCGAGACGGCCGACTATGGTCTTGTCCTGGTCCTGGTTCTGTGCCATCGGTGGTGACGCCGGGGAACCGGTATATATACCTGTTCCCCGGGATTGGGGGCCGCGCCGGGTTCCATGCGAGCCTCTCGGTGGATGTGTCTCGTGTCACCGGGCGCGGCCACTCCCCGTTACTACTTGCTGACCGACTCCGTGGACGGGCTGGTCGGAAAGGGATTCTGCTCAATATGGTTCTGGACCGCGAGGTACAGGGCCATGACGGCTGCGGCGATCCATACCGCGATGTTGGCAACTTTCTGAAAGAGCTTCATTTTTCTCCTTGGGTTGGTGCTGAGGTAATTTCGTACGGACCGGAGCCGTCAGCGGGCGCCTCCGGTTCGAGTTCGTCGGCGGCTGCGGCCGCCATTTCCTTGGCGCGTAATTCGTCCTGGAGCTTAAGGCCGTGCATGAGGCGGTCTATGGCGTTCTGGCGGGTGAAGCCCTGGGCGACTATGCCCGCCGCTGGTAGCTCGGCCACGTAGCAGCCGACCTGTGGATCGAATGAGCAGCGCGTTGCCTTGCGGATGACGCGCATACGGTGCGCCGCGAACTTGATGATGTCGAGGGTCGCGCGCAGCTCGGCCATTGCGTCGTCCGCGGTTTCGGCGGTGCACTCCAGGTGGTCGAGGGGCGCGGCCGCGACGAAGCAGGTGTCGTTGATGCGCTTAAGGGTTATCACAGCGTGGGTTCCCCCGGATCCTTGACGCCCCCGAAGTGGTACGTGGGGTTGATCAGAATCTCCAGCAGGTCGATGATCCGATCGAGCTTGGTCCCGATATCGTTCGATGTCAGGGGTGCGTAGCGCCACACCGGCGGCTTTGTCAGCTCGGGCATCGGGACGTAAACCATGCCGGGACTATTGGTTACGGTCTGGGACGATGGGTCATTACCCGGAAGTGTCAGGTCATCATGGCAGCTATCGGACATCGTGTCACACCTTCTGGGTCTGGTTACCCGGTTCGAGGGCCTTTTTGCCCCGTGGGGACTGTATAAGCAGGATCCGTGCCAATTTCTCAGGATTTCTTCGAAGATCTGAAGATTCTGTCGTTTTTCTTTGGAGGGGGCTGTCACCGCGGAATGTTAGTAGGGAGAATCGCGCGCGCCCGGGCCCCGTGGGGGGCCGCCCCTTAGCAAGAACCATGCCACCGGCATGGCACGTAACTTGCTATGGCATAACCTATTCCAATAACTTGGCACATATCCTGCTAACCATAAGCAATAACCATGCCAAGGTTCGCGGGACCGCGATTCCCGGCCGCTGCTCTCCGAGCGCGCTTCGCGCTATAATGAACGCGCGCGCGCGGCATCTTAGTACTTACCCGTAAATGACTGGTGGTAAACGGTAACTTAGTATTATTACTATAGTTATAGATAAGTGTTAGATATGTTATTGTTATTGTTATAGTTATATCTTCTTATTGAGTAAGTTCTCTTTTTACTTATAGTTACATCATACTAGTTTACCCAATAAACAGTGTAACTTGTTATTCTATAATCTGATAACCCGTAAGCAGATAGCCCGTAGCGTGCTAACCTCTTACGTATGCTATAGTTAATCACTAGTCGTAAGCTGTCCCGCATTCCGCGTCGTGCAAGTTGCGGAACGCACGATCGGCCCTTGTAATCACGCGAAACAACCCGATACTCCAGGACATCTTGGGGCATTCCACGCTATTGGCACGGGACTGGCATAGGCACGGTCCGGCCGATCAAGTGGCCGACCCGCTCGAAAGGGCGGATGGTGGCGCAACCCGATAGACGCGCCACAGTCCCGCGGTCGGCAGCATCGGGGGACGGCCAACATACTGCCCACACCGCGCCATAGCAGCCGGTCGGGCTGAACGGAGGATGCCATGAGTAGACGCCAGCGAAGGCGCGCCAAGGCAAGGGTACGGGACGCGTACATACACGGGTACGCTATTCCAAGGTTGGACGCGCCTAAGCCCCGGCCCCAGTATCGCGCCGATCGTACGTTCAGGGACGCGCTCCCGGACGTGCCGCGCCCGGTCGCCAAGGGTACGGTCCCAGTCCACGAGGTTATCGTCCTGCAGACGCTGACCGCGCGCGGGACCGGGGAGCATACCAAGGGCAAGCGCCACATACGCTACCGCGCCGTCTCGCTCTGGCGCGGGACCCGTCTCGCGCCGAAACCGTAGGCTTCGGTCCCAGCATACTGCCCGACACGCGCCATAGCTGCCGTGCGAGCTAGAAAGGTCTTGACATGATGGTATTGCTTGGATTATATTTTGTGGCGTGTTACTGGTACCTATTTGACCGTTGACAATGGGGGTAAACTATGAACCTATACCGTATATGCACCGAAGGCGGCGCCGAGAATGAGGAGCGCGCGCTGTACCTTGTTTCCCAGTACTTCCCCGGATACACGGTGCTACGCGGCAAGGGATTCTGGAAGGGCACGCGCGAGAAATCGCTCGTGATCGAAATAGCCGCGGACGCGATAGACGCGGACAAGGTTCGAAACATGGCCGACGAGATACGCGCGGTAAATCAGCAAGACTCGGTCTGCATTCAAACCCTAACATGCGAGGTTCACCAATGCACGGGCTAAACACAATCATAGCACTAAATCGGCGCCAGCAAGCGGCACACGACGCGCGAGTTATCGCACGGCCGGCCGCCCCACGGTATGTATCGTACGAGTACGCGCCGGTGCGTGAACTCGGGCGCGCACTGTATGGAGTAACGGACATGGTACGGTGCGCGCCCGATGATGCCACCGCGTGGACCGTGTACGGCCGCGACGCGGACGGTCTCGCGAACGCGATTTGTGATTGCCTCGACGAGGCATCGGCCGATTCCGCGGTCGCGCTCCTGAATGCGCTCCTGAAGTTTGGTCCCAGTCTCGCGCCACCGGCCGTTGATACGGTGCACACGTTCGTGGACGAATTGCGCGACACGTGCGACCTTTACCATGGTGGACGCCAGTTGACCCCGGTCGAGAAACAGGTACAGCGGTACGCGGAGATACTGCTCGCGATGGTATCGCACGCGGACCTGAATAAACTGGCGCCGGTGTTTCCGCTCGAACGGAGGTAGGACATGAAGACGGAAAAAATCGGGTTTTATGTCTTCGAGCGCGCCGGCCGCGAGCGCGCCATGGGGCCCCAAGTGTTTGATTCGTACGAAGACGCAATGGCCGTGAAACTCCCGCCGGGAAAACTGTATTGGGTGCACGCGCCGTTTTTCGATGAGTGCGACGAGGTTGATGAAATTGTTGCGGAAGGAAAGAGGTCATTTTGATGGACGACGAACACTATTCGCCAGCGTGTACCCAGTGCGGCAGCGAGGGTACGTACATGGGCGACCTTGGGTATCTGTCGCATTACCGCTGCCACGCGTGCGGCTGGGTGTATAGTGCGAGGGAGGCACTCGACCATGATGAAAACATGGAGCGCGAGACCCGGTGACAGGTACCTTGTCACGGGCGTGACTGTGGAAGGCAAACGGTTCCGGATCGTGTGCGACACGTGGTGGCACGCGTGCGGAATCAATCTCTATCGCGGGAGCAGGTGGCTACTACGCGACGGGCGGCGCGCCCTGATTGCGCGCGTGTACAACTAACGGGAGGTTTTCCTATGTTGACCAAGCACAAAGTGTTCGATGGTAAGCTGGTGCACGCGTGGACCGAGCCCGCGTACCGCGAGACTACGCGCCCCGATACGCGCGCGAAACAGTACGAGGGTACAAATCACCGGTTCGTCGTGGACGAGCGCGACGATATTGTCGGCACGGTCTCGGACCAGTACACGCTGGTGCGGAACGCGGACGTGATCGCGGCGCTCGACCTGGCCGCGGGTGAGCGGAATCTTGCGCTCGACCCCACCAAGGCCGCGTACCGGAACGGGCGCAGTTTTTACGAGGTGAAGGTCCCGGGCTTCGGGTACCGGGTGAGCGGCGATCCCAGCGGGATGGTGCCGAGCATCATCGTGCGCAACGACTACCGGGGGGGCGGTGGGCTCAAGATTCAGGGTGGAATCTTCAGGCTCGCGTGCACCAATGGACTGGTCGTGGGTGATATCGCGTACTTCACGAACCAGCGCCACGTGGGCCAGATCGACGTGATCGGGTTCTTCCGCGACGCCCTGTCCCGGATGGAGGAAAAGATCGAGGTCAACCGGCTCCTGGCCGAGGCTATGACGCGGGTCAGGCCCGTGCCCGAAGTGGTCGAGGCGATCATCGCCGACACCGCGGACCGGTACCGTGCCGACTGGGACCGCGCGCTTCGCGAGAACGTGGCCGAGATCGGCGACAACATGTGGGCCGTGGCGCAGGCGGTTTCGGAACTGTCAACGCACCGGATGCAGACCCGCGCAACGGGCGACGCCCGGACCGAGTACAACATGGGCGCGGACACCTGGGCCACGCGCCAGTGGGATCGGATCGCGGCCCTGGTCGGGGCGTAGGAGGTTATAACAATGGAGATTCACGAGGGTTATCGGGCCGGCTGCGCGTGCGCGCGTTGTGTAA